TAATAGAAATGATTACTCCTCCACAGCAGGAGAAAAGATTATCAACAAAACAATAAAGTATGAGTTTATCAACAAAACCAACAGTGAACAGACAAGAAAAAACTGAAGAGTTATTGCAGCATCACATTTGGAAATTTAAGATGATTCAAGAAGAAAACCCTTTATTTATTCCTAAGTGTGCTTATATACCTAAAGGTATGAGTGAGCAACACATTGGCTTCTTTCAAAGTGAAGTCAAGAAAGGTATGGATATTTATACGGAGTTTACTAGTATTGATTTAGATCCTGAAGATCCAAAGAGAGTTCTTTACAAATGGAGATTTAATCCTCATTATGAAGAAGAGTATGCAAAAACTGAGCCAGCTGCTAATGGGCATTACAGATATCTTGTTCCTGTTTCAGAGCTTATGAAAATTGAGTTTGAGCAAGAAACACCTACTCAGAACTCTTTATTCCCAAACTTTGATGCAATTATTGATCCTGATCAGGATGCACCATTAAACAATATCACTTTACGTGATCTTGCAGCAATTATCTTACAGAAACCTGTAAGTCAAAAGCAGTGGTTAAATGAAATAATTAAATCTAAGTAATCATGGGAATAGTATTGCCAACAACAAAAGTGGCTCCGAGTCATCAGAGTCCTAAGAATCTTATTATCTTTTCTAAGCCTAAAATTGGTAAGACAAGTTTATTGAGTACACTTGATAACTGTCTTATACTAGATTTAGAAGGAGGTACTAAGTATCTTAATGCAATGAAGGTAGATGCCAAAACATTTGAGGATATCAAAGAAATTGGTAAGGCTATCAAAGATGCCGGGTATCCGTATAAGTATATTGCAGTAGATACAATTACTGCTTTAGAAGAAATGATTATTCCATATGCTGAGATGCTGTATTCTAAGTCACCAATGGGTAAAAATTGGTTTACTTCAGAAACAGGAGGTAAAGCTAAGTATGGAAATATTCTTGGTTTACCTGAAGGTGCTGGTTATTTCTGGACTAGACAAGCATTTACAAAAGTCATTGAGTATATTCTAACATGGGCTCCATATGTGATCTTTGTTGGTCACGTAAAAGACACTCAGTTAGAAAAAGCAGGAGGTACATTCTCATCTATGGATTTGGATTTAACTGGTAAGCTGAAAAGAATTACAACTTCTAATTCAGATGCTATTGGTTATCTCCATAGAAAAGGTGATAAGAATGTCCTTAGTTTTAGAACTAATGATGATGTAGCTTGTGGTGCAAGACCAGAGCACTTAAGAAATCAAGAAATAGTGATTTCAGAAATTGATGAGAACGGTGAGTATAAAACTTACTGGGACAAAGTATTCGTAGATTAATAACAAATAAAACAAAGAAAGATGGCTTTAAGCACAGCAGGTTTAGGAAAAGAAGGTGGTTCAGGACTACCTAAAACAATTGCACCAGGTAACTATACACTAAAGATTAATAGTGTATATCTTGATGATTTTAAATTCATTGAGGGTGCAAAGCATTTAATGCTGAATGTTGAGACTGATCCTATTGATGGATTTGAGGGTTTTATGATTGATAAAGATGATGAATCAAAAGGTCATTATGCCGGTCAAATTGGAAGAGTAAAAGCAAATCAATATGCTTTTGCAGATGGGAAAACAAAAACAGGAAGAGTAATAGAAAGAGATAATTCTATTCTTACGTTTTTACATACTCTATGTAAGACATTAGATATGAATGATTGGTTTCTTGCACAAGATAATAAGCATGATACAATTGAAGAATTTGTAGAAGCATTCAATAATGATGCTCCTTTCAAAGAAAGATATTTTGATGCTTGTATTGCAGGTAAAGAATATGAAGGTAAGTCTGGTTATACAAACTATGACTTATGGCTTCCTAAAGGTAGTAAAGATGGCTATGCTATTACTGCTCAGGGAGGTAAAACTCTTCAATATAATGAAGCTGATCACCTTAAGAAATTAGAGGTAAAACCAGTTGATTCATTTGGAGATGATGATGACTTTAGTGTTCCACCAAGAGCATCTTCTGACTTCAGCCTAGACTAAATAGTTATAGGGGGAGTTGGAAACAGCTCCCCTTTTTCTAATTTTATGGTTATGATATCTACAAAAAACTTAGTTACAGACTTTTCTGATGTTCCTAAAGAATGGATCTTTGAATATTATCTGAATTTAAAAGAAAAACTTACAGGTCAAGATGTAAAAATGCTATCTGCATTTAACTCTAAGGATAAGATTCCTTCTATGTTTATTTACTTTGACACAAGTAAAGCTGAGTATAAGTTTAAAGACTTCTCTTCTGGTTATCAAGGTGATTGTATTAATCTTGTTCAACATCTATTTAATCTTGAAGGTGTTGGTGCTGTAATAGGTAAAGTTATAAATGACTATCAAAACTATTTAACAGACCATACTCCTGCTCAAAGACTTGAGCTACAGTATCATGATAAATATAAGGTAGTTGATTATGAGATAAGACACTGGACTAATCTAGATGAAGAGTTTTGGAAAAGATTTAAACTTGGTTCTAAAATTCTTGAGTATTACAATGTAGCTCCTCTTAATCATTTTACTATGGAGAAAACAGAACAAGATAGTTCAGTATCTTCTTTTACTAGTAGTATTAAGTATCTGTATGGTTATTTTAGAAAGGACGGAAGTCTCTATAAAATCTACATGCCAAAAAATCTAGATAAGAAGTTTATCAAAGTAGAGAATTACATTCAGGGTGTAGATCAACTGAGCTTTGAAAAAGATTACTTAGTAATTACATCTTCTCTAAAAGATTTAATGTGTTTTGTAAAGCTTGGCTATCAGAATATAGAAGCCATTGCTCCAGACAGTGAGAACAGTATGATTCCTGAGAACATTATTAGTCAACTCAAAAGCAAATACAAGAATGTATGTGTAATATTTGACAATGATGATCCAGGCATTAAATCTATGGAGAGATACAAAGAAAGATATGGTCTTAACTACGTTATACTAGACATGGAAAAGGATCTCTCAGATTCAGTTGCTATGCATGGAATAATAAAAGTTAAAGAGCACTTGCATCCATTACTAATTAAAGCTTTAAAGAATGACAGCTAGTATAAAACAAGATGTGTTGTATGAGTACATGCAACAAGAGAGTAAATATATTTCTCAGATTGATGATTTAGAACGTGTAATTGAAGCTTTAACTATTGATTACAATAACTTTAGAGAATTATATTTTGAATCAGAAAAAGAGAAAATAGAATTACTTAGATTGATTAAAACACTAAAAGATGAGTTGGGTATATAAAAGTAAAGAGTTTAATGAGTCTTCTATACCAGAAGGTTCTATTGGATTCATTTATCTTATGACTGCTATCATAGATGGTAAGTCTATTGCTTATATAGGCAAGAAGAATTTCTTTTCTAATGTAAAGAAAAAGCTTGGTAAAAAAGCTTTAGCCTTGGTCACTGATAAAAGACTAAAGAAATATACCCGTGAACAGAAACCTAACTTTATGAACTACTATAGTAGCAATCAGCAACTAAAAGAAGCTTATAAAGCAGGAGTTATGATTAAAAGAGAAATCTTAATGATTTGTTATTCAGCAACTGAACTAACATATCAAGAAGTAAAGCACCAGTTTAAGTATGAGGTGCTTGAAAGAGAAGAGTATTTAAATGCCAATATACTTGGCAGATTTTACAAAACAAAATAACTATGACAGAATTAGAAATGACAGGCCTTCTACTTAAGTTGGCTGATCTTGGCGTTACTGGAATTAAAGTACATTATGCAGGGAGTGGAGACTCAGGTGCAATTGAAAATGTTGTGTATACAGCAGAAAAATTAAGCAATATAACAGATGAAGCTTTTGATGAAATTTATGATTTAGATGTTTGGGGTAATGACAGAAATGATTTAAATGACTTAAGCACTGAACTTTGTAGTGAAGTTGACTCTTTTGTTATAGATAAATTACTCAATGATATTGAAGATTGGTGGAATAATGCTGGAGGTGAGGGTACTGTTTGTATAATAGTTCCATCTGGAAAATACAAAATAAATAATCAGATATATATAACTACCTCTGAGGAGTTTATACATAGTGGAGAATTAATAGATAAAACTTTAGATTAATGGCACATCCTTTAGATCATTGTAAATCATCAGTTAAGAGATTTGGTGGACATATACTTGATTACCAGGCAATTCATGATTGGTTTGATGAAACTAAAAAATGGATTGGGCATAGTAAACATAGAATGTTCCGTCACCACAGTGAGGGAATATTTGAATGTGAGCGTGTATTTGGTGTAAGTTTTATTAATTCAGATGGAAAAACTGTATATACAAGATATGTTGGAGAACAGCATGTAAAAGAGGATTGCTTTGGTTATATACCAAGTGCAAAAGAATGGGTTAAGGCTCTTGAGTCTGGTAAACCTGAAGAATGGATGATTAAAACTTTAAAAATTGAAGACTAATGGAAAATCAATTTGATATAACTGATGATATTTTAAGAGAAATGGCTGAAAAGTATATGATGGAAGAAAGTTATGGTGAACCTCAACCTGATTTATATGTAGGTTTTTTAGCTGGTTTTAAAGCAGCAATTAAATTAATAAGTAATAAAATTGAAGACTGATGGAAAGTATAACACATGAAAGTTTACTAGAAAACAACTGGGAATG